GAAGGTAGCAGCAACTGTAGGGTGGGTGGAATGAAATGGAACCCACCGACCCCAGAGCGTTGCGGTGGGTTTTGCTACGCTTCACCCACCCTACGAGCTCTGCCCTCACTAGGGGGGCCTAACGGTTTTAGTGACCGATAGTGCCCCCCTTGGCGCGTTCTTAGGGGCCGACGACGGTACTTTTGTCCACGGGCGTGGTTTGGGGGACGTAGAGGCTTGAAGGTCTGAGGCGACCGTGGTGGCCCAAATGTTTGAGCTGTGAGCGGAAGCCCTGAAGTAGCGCCTTGGCGTCGTGGGCGGCCCGCTCCTGAGCGTAGCGATAGTCGGGCTGGCTGCGATCGACCCCATAGGAAGCGTAAGCCTGCAAAGCGTAGCCCTGGGCGCCGAGCGATAGAAGGTCCTCCAGGTAGCTCGGGACCGTGCAGCTTTCATCATCAAGGGTATGAAGCTTGCCGTAGTACATCTTGCAATCGGATCCGTCGGGTACCACGCTGCCCAGCAGGGTTAGGGTGTCCTGCCACAGAGAAAACCGCTGGTAGCGTGGTGGGTAGCTGCCCATGGGGTACTCCACGGCAAAGACAGCGATGCGATCGCTCAACGTGGCGATGCTGACCTCACGGCTGCCGCTGGTGGTGGCGATCTCAGCGTTCATCTCGTAGGGGATGTAGTAGCTGAGTTCCTTCAGTGCACGGGCGATGTGGCGCTCCAGCTCGTCTTCGGACCACTTGTACGAGTTCTTGAAGGCTCGGATGTGATCGAGCCAGACGCTGATAGCACCCTGGTCGACGGCTACGGAGAGCCCGACGCTGGCGACAGCGTCGAGACCTGAGGTATCGCCAAGCACCACCTGGTGCTCGTGCCACACTCCGGAGACGAGGGCAGGGATGTCGATGGACTTGACTGGTGAAGCGCATCCCTGGGAGTCGTCTAGCTTGAGCTGGAGGTCGGCGGCATCAACGTCGGAGAGGGACCTGACCCAGAACCGGACGAAGTCGTAGCCGGTGAGGTCGAGGGTGGTGATGTTGTGATAGCAGACCAGGCCGGTGGTGTGGCTCTGGGCGATGTCCACTTTCATGGAGGCAGTACCCTGCTGCTTGTTGGAGGTGTCGAGGGTGACGCTGTTGCCCACGCCGGCGGGTGTCCACATGGCATCGCAGTCGTCGATGGTGGTAGGGACCCGGGTGGTAGGGACCTCATCCTTGAGGTCTCGTCTCAGTCTGTCTCTCATTTCGGTTAGGGTCATTTGGGGACCTCCTTTCAGTTCCTCCTTGAATCTATCGCCCGCTGTAGGATGCGGGCAGCGTAATCAGCGAAGTTCCAGACCCTAACATGAATGGAAAGCCCATCCTGACACCTAGCATTATTGCTATACCATTTCGCTATGTAGAAATTTTGGCCGCTGTGGACTATACTCCCTGATACCCCAGTGGTTGCTTTCTTTTGTTCCTTATCAACATAGAGCCTCATCTCATCGAATCCATCCCACACACCCACCAGATGATGCCGTATTCCTTCAGATAGAGCCTCGGGGCTTGTACATCCCTTCCAGGCCGAAGGAATATAGAAAGCGAAACCAGGACACTTACTGGAATCAGCATTGATCAGATACCCTTTGTTAGCAGCTTCATTCCCCATAAACTCAGTTATCTGTGCAGCTACCTGTGTATAACTAATGAGACACTCACAGGTAAGCGCTCCTGTAATGTGTAAACTCGCACCAACTCCACAATCAACTGCGTCATCCGTGCCGTCAAAATCCCAGCCATCGCCGTGCCAATGTGCTCCATTCTTTGCCTGACACTTGTGGCCATAGACCGACCGATCCATAAAGTATTGATCGGCGGCCACATCAACCCTCCTGAAGTCGATATCCAGGGCGCAGCCGATCCGGGCGCCGCCTCCTTTGCTTCGCTTTAGGCCAGCGGCTCTCATACGGTCACCTCAAGGATGCGGGTGGTGTGTTTTTCCATGAACTGTTGCAGCAATGGTTTGAGGGCAGCCTTGAGCTTGGCGTCGGTGGTGTACTCCACGGTGGCGGTGAAGCCTATCTCGGGGACGGCAACGTCGACAAACTGACGCTCGGCATAGTGGTTGGGTTCAACCTGGACGCTCCGAGGGTAGGGTTTTGAGACTTGAACCTGATATGTAGTTGTCATGGTGTTTCACCTCCTCAGTATGCGGCTTTGTACACAGCTCTGGCGTAGCTGGAGGACTTGACCTTGGCTGTTACCGTGCGGTCGGCAGTGTCACACTGCACCATGAGCCGTAGCTGGAAGGGGACCGCACTGAGATTACCGCTCACATTTGCGAAGCCCTGGCGAGTGCGCTGTATGGCGCCGGTTCCCTCGGTGTCGATGTCGGACTCGGTTACCAAGGAGTGAAGGTCTGTCCAGGTGCCGTCCTTGTTCCGGGCCTGCCATTTCCACTTGCCAGCGGTGTTGTCGGCGCTGGCATGAAGCTGCATGGTCAAACCCAGCTCAAGCCACAGGAGATCACCGTCGACACCGGGGTCGATGGTCTTAGTAAAGGCTTCCTCCAGTTGGCCGACGCTTTCGGTGGTGTGGGCGTCGCTCCACTGGACGCCGTCGTCGGTGAGGTCGCCGCTGACCAGGCGGTCCTCAAGGTCTTGGACCTTGAGATCGAGGATTCTTTGTACGGGTCGGCCTTGCTCGTCGAATAGGGTCTTGTCTGTCTGCACTTTGGCCTCCTTTCATTCTTTAGTTGATCAGCCCTCCCTTTTGACCAGGGGGAAGCGGTGGGGGGTGGGGAAGGAACCCACTCCCCCACTCGCCAGAGGCGTGTCTTCGGCCCGGGTTAATCCCTCACGCCGATGAGCTTGGCCAGCTTCACCGTGCTGTAGAGGGCAATGGAGCAGTACCACCTTAGCCTGGTGCGGGTGGCGTTCTTGTTGGAGACGGCGCCGATAACCTCGGCCTGGATGCCTCCGTTGTGAAGGCCACAGACGCCATCTGCGGCCAGCGATACGGCGTAGATGGTGCTGCAGTCGGTTGAGGTACCCACGGTCTGGGCGTCGGAAATCCAGTCGTTTACGGCCACCGGGATCCCGTTGTAGAGCTGCACCACGTTGCCGAACTGGTCTTGCGACTGCTCAACGATGCTGGCGGCAAGCATCAGTGCCTTGAGCTTCCGCCGGCTGCGCCGGCTCATCAGGAGCAAGTCGGGCTTGGCGCCCAGGACCTTGTCGATGAGCTCGTCCAGCTTGGCCAGGGTAAGGGTGCCCCCGTTGGTCCCCATGGACACCGTCTGGCCGGCGACGGCCAGCTTGTCGATGCCATCAAAGGCGTTGGCGTCGCTATTCGTGTCACCGTTGACGAAGGTGTCCTCGAACTTGTGCCGCATGGCCTTGCCCTTCAGCGCAATGACTTCCTGCTGGATGTCGTTGAAGTTGGATCGGGTCTGCTGAAGGTAATGGTCCACATCGGCATCGCCTCCCATGATGCTCAGGGTGGCGGTCTTCTGGGTGAAGGTGGGCGTGGACTCGGCCCAGGTGTCCCCTACGGCATAGAAGGCAACTGAAGGCAGGGTGTTTTCCTGGGTGTACTTCAGGGAGTTGCCTGTGATGTCCTGAAAGGGAAGCAACTGAAGGATGGGCGAGCCCTTGACTATCGTCTCGATGACGCCGGCTTTGAGGACGTCCTCGGACAGTTTGGCCGCTTCTGCTAGGGTCATTGCCATGGTGTTTCACCTCCGTAAGTTTTTTGGAAAAGGCAATCCTATCGAGTTATCCCGCGCTGCTTGAGGCCGTAGCTGATCTTCTCGCCTGGGGACATCGAGCTGATGTTGATGCCCTGACGCGCCGGAGCTCCGGCCGGTACCTTCTCGGCCAGGTGCTGCTTGACGTTATCAACCACGGCCTGGGCGTTTTCCAGGGAAGCGTCCAGCTCGGCAATTGTGGAACCCTTCAACAGGTCCGCAGGGATCTCGGGATGCTGGGCTAGCAGAGACTCGCGGTACCTGGAGACGGCTTCGGCCAGATTGCCTTGCAGTTCCTGTATGGTGGCTTCCTGGTTCTTGACCTGGTTCCTCAGCCTGTCAGCAGCGCTCTGAAGATCGCGGACTCTCTTTTCAGGGTCTCCTGAGGCGACTCGCTTGGGCGAGACGAGTGGCTCACCGCCTGGCGGGGTAGCGCCTGGGGTGTCCAGAGGGTCGCCTGAGGCGACCCTGTCGACTGACTCGCCGTGGCGAGCGAGGAGCTGATCGTCCTGATCGTCCCCAATTGCCAGCTCCTGCATGACGCTGTTGAGGATCCGGTCAAAGGACCCTCCGGCTGCGGGGGAGAAAACGATATCGGCTGATATGACTCTGGAGATCTCCCGCACCTCGAAGGTGTCGTCGGACGATTCGCCGTTTATGGCGATGTCAGCGGAGATCCCGATGTCGGGCACCGGCAAGCTGTTCTCCCGATCGGCGACAATGCGGCTCACCATGTTATACAGGGTATCGTCGATGAAGCGCAGCTTGGCCTTTACCCCCTCGTCGTACCAGGGGGAAAAGAACACGCCTGCTATGTTGCGGACGCTCTTGTTGAAGTGGTCGCAAAAGCAGGCGGTGCCTTCCCACAAGGAGAGGCTGTTTTTGAGGGCGTCCTCGGTGTAGGACACCGGGGTGCCGTCGATGGTGACTTTGGACTCCCCGGGTTTGATGATAGTCACCTCGACTATGTGGTTGATTTCGTCCAGGACTGACGCCTGGTGAAGGATAGGATCGGTGTGAATGTTATCCATGTTTGTTTCCTCCTTGTGTCGTTTTTATCTCTCAGACCCCGGCCGCTCCCGATCCTTACCCTTTCCGCCTGCGGTCCGCCTGTGGCGGAGAGGCAGGGACAACGAAACAGCGTTTATCTGGAACATGCTTCAGTCCTTAACCTGTGAATAATAACTCTCATCGCTCGTACTCATTGTCCGCCTCCTGGCGCTGGTTGCTGCGACTCCAACGTTGGCTGTGCTGACGGCGCTTCGGCTGGGGGTTGGGAGGGATGGACATCCCCGTCGCCAGCACTGGGTGCGTCGCCATCGGGCGGGGTAAACCGGTGTTGTTCATCGGCAATCTTCTGGAGCTCGGCGTCGGGGTTGAGAATTCCCAACTCCGTCATCGCCCGGTATCTTGAGTGAAGGTTGGCGTTAACCAGGAGCTGCTCGGTGCGGGCCAGGGTGAGGATGTCCTGGGGCAGGAGGGCGGACCAAACGATGTCGGTGGTAAGTCCGTCGTAGTTGGCGCCTGTTTTCTGTTGCAGTATGCGCAGGATCATGCCGTCTCTGTTGCGGTAGGCGACGGTCCTGATCAAGCGTTTGCGGTGCGCCTTCTGAACCAGGGATTGCAGCTCTACCTGGAGGGCGATCCCGGACAGATCCCTGTCGGTACCTCCGAAAGCTGCCCGAGGCGATTCTGAGACGTCGTGCATAACGCGGTAGAGAAGGCTGACGTAGTCGATGTGCAGCTTTACGCCGCCGCCCTTAAGAAGGTCGAGAAGGTAGGCCCTTGTACCTTCGGGTATGTTCCACACTGCCCCAGGGGCAACGGCGATATCCTCGGACTCCTCGACGTTCTCCAGGACGGCGATGGGATTACCTGAGAGTTCCAGGATCCGCGAGAGCTGCGACAAAGCGCGGTTCAATTCACGCTGCGGCTCCATGATGACGGGCAGGTCTGAAATCCCCCAGAACTGCTTGGGCTCGCGAAGGTTGGGATAGATGACGAAGGGGATAAACCTGTAGGGGTTGGGGGTCATGGTGTGGATCATGCCGTCGATCCACAGGGCGAAGGTGTCTGGCGTCCAGTCCTCGATGATGGTAGCGCTGTCTTTTTGGGGTGTGACGTTGTACAGGTCCTGGACCTGGTCGCTGGTCAAGGTGTAGCGGGAAGCGACCCGGTAGACGTTGGAGATATCGTCTCCTCGCCACCAGGCGAAAAGCCCTTGGACATCGGGGGCGGTGACGCGGATCCGTTTCTCGTCGGGATCCCAGATCACCTTGTAGGCGGCGTCGCCGAGGATAGAGCAATCGACTTCGGTGTCGAAATCGAGGAGGGTGAGGTGGTTGTTGTCGTACACCTTCTGGAGGGCGTCCTCAGCCTCCCTGGCCCTGGTCTTTTCAGCGTCGGAATCGTCGACGGGGTGAACCACAGGGATGATGCCTGACATGACGTAGGACGTGAGCTTGTCGATAAACACCTTGGCATAGTTGAAGGTGAGGCGGCGCTGGTTGGCCTGGCTGGAGCCGCCGGCGGGCCAGTGCTGGCCGCCGTAGAAATCGAGATATTGCCGGTAGCGGTTCAAGCGGTCTCGGTCCCTGTCCTTCAGCAGGTTGGGAAGGATGTCAGAGGCGACTCGATGTGGCGAGATGTCAGTCCTCCACGGCGGATTTTCAACCATTCCGGATGCCTCCTTTCGCAACTTTGGGGGTATAGTCCCTGGCAGCTTCTACCACCAGGGCAAGGCTCATAAGCAGGTCGTCATGGCCGTCTGAGGGGTCGACGTGGAAGTTCATGGTCTGGTTGGGGCGATAGTTTACCCGGGCTTTTTCGAGCTGGTGCGTGGTGTCCTGATACTCGGCGGATCCGTCGCCTTGGAACACCTTGAGACGTCCTGAGTTGATGGCTGCCAGGAAGTTGAAACCCAACTCTGACTTGGACTGCTGGGTGAACTTGAAAGGGCGAACCTTGCTGCCCAGCGCTTTGGCCAGGAAGCTGGCAACGGGCTCTCCGATGCCGGTGGCGTCCACGACGACGCGCCGGCAGCTCCAGACGTTTTTCAGGATATCGACCATTTGGGGATAGAGCTCGTGGTGTTTCCGGCCTGTCCAGGCGTAGAGCTCCACGACGTCGAGGTGGGTCTCATTCTCCTGCGTGGTGACTTCAGCGATGGCGATGGCGGTGGCATCGCGGGAGGAGTGGGGATCGCCACAGGCGACTCGCCGTGGCGAGGTGAGCTTGTCCGAGGCGTCCTCGCCGGCCAGGTCGATTCCGGCAACGTAAGCTTTGCCTGGGTCTCTTTGACGCTGCCTGGCATGCTGTCCCTGGACCTGGGCAAGCTGGACCCGGGCGAGCAATCTGCCGCCGCCGTGGATGGGTAGAAGTTCGTACTGGGTGAGAAAGAGAGGGTGATTGTCTCCCAGTCTTCCCCTTTCAGCTTCGACATAGCGGCCGTAGTCCTCGTTGTGTTTGGCTACCTGCCGCCAGTCGAAGCTGAAGTGACGCTTGATCCCGTCTCCCCTTTCCAGCTCCAGGTTGATATGCTTCATCTCTTCAAGCAAGGTAGTGTCGTCCCAGGTGGTACCATAGAGCACCGCGGTGCAGTTGGCAGCCGATCCCATGGGCCGGAACTCCTTGCTGTACTTGTCCTTGCTGATGTCCTGGGCCTCATCCATCTCCAGTAGAATATCGGCGGTGTGCCCCACCACCCGGGAGGACTCGTCAGCGGACAGAAAAGCGCAGCGGGCGGCGCCAAGGCTGATGATGTAGCCCATCTCGGAGCGCCACATCCCGGCGAAGCCGAAATCGTCCAGTCTCTGCTTCAGGCGCTCCATGGAGATGATGGTCTGGGGTTTGAAGGTAGGGGAGGCCTTGATGATGGTGCCGCCCCGGGCCAGGTGAAGGGTCAACAGGGTGACCTCGAGGATGGCAGAAAGCTCGTTCTTGCCTCCCTGACGGGCGATCTCCACAGAGAAGGTCAGCCCCTGCCGGTTTTCGATGCTCTGCAGAATGGCTCTGGCGATTTCCTGTTGATACGGTCTCAGTTTAATCATTTCCTTCCTGTTTCTCTATTTCCCTATCGGGGTGATCCCCTCCCTGGGATTGCTTCGTCGCTATCGCTTCTCGCAATGACAGGGGAACCTATCGACCCCAGAAGGGGTCTCGTACATTATTTGGGTATGAATTTGATCCCCAGGGGGACGGCAACGTCTTTGAGTACGGTGGCGATAGCCTCCTTGAGGGTGTTCTTCTGTTCGGGGGTGATGTTGTACCTGGTGCGGATCAGCCTGGCCAGGGTGTTGGCCAGCTTCAG